CGCATTCAATGAGACATCCCCGTAAGTCGGTAACCGATCTACGAGAAGATCTCCCACCCCGGAGGGTGAGAGGGACCTCATCGAAGTTCTACGTAACTCAAGAGCGAGAAGGGCTAACTCAACGCCGGGAAGGCGCCGGGTTTTGCCCGTGATAACGCGACAACGAACCCCACGATTTGCATCGAGGGGCGCGCGTGAGGCTACTAAGATCTCAATAGGAACCAGGAAGCCATCGTCGCCCTCAACCCCTTCGGGTATAAGGCAGCGAGAGCTCTCTGGACTTGCCGCTCGATAGAGTGGATACTTCGCCGAAAGTTCAAGCGAAGTCCGCTCAGTCCAACGGACAAGCCTATTGTGGAACCGAATAATCTCACGATCGTTGTCGAGTATCTCCTTCTGGTAAACGGGTGTGACATCACGGTGATTGAAGAAGTGCTTTCCGCACGACTCAAAGAATAAGCCCTCGACAAAAGATTTCTCTTTGTTGAGGTCGAATCCACAGAACGATAGCAACCGACTTATGGTCGGGACTAACGTTTGGTCACATATGATGTCATCTCCGTAAACCGAAAGGACCCCCCAAGGCCAGTTTGTCTCAGTGGCGCTCTGTCCAAGAGCCCAAAAGATCAAACTTTCCAACTCGAATGTGAAGCCGTTCCCCATGGAACTGAACTTCTCGAGCACGGTGATATCTCCGTTAGGCAGTAAAGCCTTAGGAGACCTGAGGTCATCGAGTAATGACGCCCAACCGATGGGTAAGAGCTCGTAAACAAGCTCCTTGCTCACGGAATCGCTAGCGGCACTCAGGTCGAGTGTCGCGAGGCCAAACTCCTGCGCTATACGCGCGAGATTTTGGTTTACTCCCTGATCGTTCAGGTCGACTCCGACGCGCTTAAGACAGTCCCGAAAGTAACCCCCAATCCCCTTTTGGAGGAAGAGGTTGCCAGTCGGTTCGATCGCAATCGTGCGATCAGTCTTCGCGTCTTTTGGGACTGTGGTGACTCTGCAAGTATCTACAACCTTAAAGGTTCCTGGGAGGAATTCCCAATCACCTTCGGGTTGGTGACCGAGCAGAGCCCACGACCAATGAAGGTCATGCTTTACCACCAAGCGCAGCAGAGATGCTGCACGAGGTGTTACAGTCATGGGTACTGTCACCATTTTGGTATCAACCTGTGCGCGCCGACGACTCAAGTCGAAGGTAGCGCCAGGTCCCCACCCAAAGTGCGGAAAAATGTCGTCGAAGTTCACATCTCGTAGTAGGCTAGAAATTTTGACTTTCGCTCTGAATAACAAAGACGAAAGGGTTGGGCATATAGCCGCCTTTCTAGCTGTTCGAAGACGCTTATTCGTTTTACGGCATTTCTCTTCCGAAGTGATGAACTTCGAAAGTGCAACCGCTCCCGTATCGACTCCTGTGTCGAGTCCCTTCCATTTCCGAAAGGTATTCAGGCACAGGTAGTCTAGCGAGAAACGGTCGATGTCGCACTCCGTATAGTCACGGACGGGTATCGCAGCTTTGGCGTATTCCTTTTGGGAGTACTTATGCCTTAGCCACAACCCCAACAAGACTGGCGTATCAGAACGCTTGCAGAGGGAGAAGAACACCTCTTCCATCAAGTGAGAACTTGCCTGCATTTTCGTCACTCCAGTTTGTGTGTGTTTAGTACACGCCCTGGAGCGATTCCACCATGGCCGTGACTTGCGTCTCGGCCATGAGGTTCTGGCAGAACTTCCTCAGGTCCTTGCGGACCTGGAGGTTGTCCCGCTCAGGCAAGATCAGCTCGATGTTCGCACGGTCGATGAAAGACACGGTCGGCGGCGGCGTGATGCCGTTGTCGCTCGTGCCCAACGTTTCGAGAGTGGGAATGTGGATGCCGATCTTGACCCGATTCACGCGGTCCTTGGACGAGGCCTGACCTGTGCCCCCCGGTTTCACGCGCGTCAGTTGGAGACTGATGCGCCAATAACCGATGGGCGTGGACTGGCTTTGATCCTCGAACCACCAGACGCCGTTGGCGTCCGGACCGAGCGGGGTGAAAGTGTGATTCACTGGTGTTCCCAGTGCGTCAGCAAGAACGATTGCTGCAACGGCGGACATAAGGAGAAATCCTTCAGAGAGGTTGGGTGAAAACTCAGCCTACGGCCGAATCGGATAGCAGTGATTAACGCTTGCCCAGGTGGACCTGCATTAGTGAAGCGGCACTAGCAAACCGCTGCCAACCTAGGTTGGCTTTGAAGCTTGGAAGCACCGGAAGGGGCATAACCCCAATCGGTGACCTTCGCTTATACGACTGGCGAATACTCGCGGAAGCCGAACCAGTACGGATACTTGACCCGGACTGATAGAACCCCGTGACAAAGCCAGATTGTAGATCGCGAAAACCCTGCACGCTAAACCCTCTCACGAAGGCTTGTTTGTACAGGAGGGCTGTCTCCATGCTTCTGAGGTAACCCCCGATGTTGATAGCCCAATCAACAACGAACGAGTAAGGCGTAAGCTCCCAGAGTATCGATGCCGGATTAAGGCTCGTGTACCCAGCTAGCTGTTGCTTCGTGGTGTTGTCCATGGAAAACTCGCAGCGCATCATCATCCGTCTCTGTGAAGAGCGGTCTACCGTCTCTTTCGAGCCGGTAAAGAGGGTGCCTGTAAAAGTTTTTGATCCCATGGAGTGATCACGCGCTTTACCCGTAATCCTCGCATACTGATTCAGTCTTCGATTCATGATCGCATCGGCAGTGTTGTAGACGTCCTGAGCTAACGGACGCCACCCATACTGCCAAGCGAGCCATTTCTTTCCGACTGAGTCCCGGGTTAAGTGGTTGTCGCGGAGATACTTCCAATCGTTTTTCAGACGATCTCGGTACTTCCACTCCAGCCACCACCCGTACAGCGTGCGGGGTCTCACAGACCTTACATATGATAAGAGGGGGGTTAACCCTCCCACCATTTTGGCGACCTGCCGCCCTTCTAGGATGCTGACACTTAAGTCGAGACCGCTCCCAACCTCACCTGACCGTAGCTTTTCAAGCATATCGGCCAGGCATTGGTTGTGAAGATAGTCCCAGCTGTCAGGTTCAGCATCCACGAAATGCGAAAAGCCGCCAACCATTCCAGTCTGTCGGAGCGAATACGAAGACTCGTCCGTTAGGGTAAACCCTACGTACTCGTTTATCGTATTCTTACGAAACGCATGAGCGTAGAAGCTGCTGAAGTCCCCGTTCAATTGGTCGGCAAGCACCGTGAACGTCTCTGACCACCCGGTGGGTGCATAGACGTACGTTGCATTGTTCAACGGATTACGTTTGTCAACGTACTCTTGGACGAGGGGGGAAGGCAGCGACTTACTCCTGTTTTTCATAAAAGCTCCATGAGAACCATTATCGCAGTTCACTACTGCACAGGCTTATTTAAGGCCTGATATAATGGAATAACCACTGTAACACGTTGCTAAAGCGTGTAGTTATGCGAAAAGCTCGCACAGTGGGGTTGCCCGTCTAACCAAAACGGGATAGAAAGTGCCCCGGTTGGTACCGGTTTACCATTCAATGTTTCCGAGGATAGAGAAGAACTCCCGGCGATACTTGTACGCAGTTGTGAGATTTCTCTCATAGTGCGGAGTAACTCCAGGGATCCCCTCATTGGCTGTGAAGCCAACGGCATATTTCCACATCCAGAACTCGCAGCTCAAGAGCTGCAAGCTTTGCGCCACATCCTTCTTTTGGAAAGACGTGTTGCTACGGACAAGGACGATATCGCCTTCCTCGACAACATCCTCTACGATCAAATCGCTGGACGCGACTTCACCGTAACCATATCCGTTAAGGATATCAACAGCATCTGCCCAGTCGAAGGGCTTACCGAGAGGGATGTCCAAATCCGCACGAAGTGCGAGGATGAACTTCCATGCTCGGCCAGTCATTTCGGCGAAGGCTTTTGCTTGGGAATAGGTGAAATTTACGTTCATGATTTGCTCCGTAGAGGTGAATGGAAGACCGGACCATCCG